GAATCATAATTAATTTTGTGTTGGATTATACGGGTTTTGAAGTTTCTGTTTTGGGTGCTATTGTGACAATTAGAATTCCTGAGAGTAGTTCGTTTGAATATTTTTCAGGATGTGTTATTTCAGGATCGTTTGCGAATTTTCAATTTGCTCAATCCGGAAATGTGATTCATGTAATCAATTTTACTCCTAGAAGTTATGCAGTGCCTACTATGCTTCAAAGGAATTATTTATTAACAGAAGCAGGCGATTTTTTAACCACCGAAACAGGTGAAAACATACGATTATAATGGCAAATTTTAAATTAACACAGTTACCCGATGCTTTGACTGCATTATCACTAACAGATATACCTGGCAATGCAGTTATATATGTTGTTATTGGTGGCGTTTCGTATAGAACCGCTAAAGATGAATTTTTAGCAAGTCTAGATTTACAGGTTATTACAGATAGCGGAGCAGAAACAACCAACCCAATGATGGTAAAAGAATCTGATGATTCGAGAGCGTTGATAGTTAGTCCAGCTCAAATTACTGTTTTAGCTGATAACGGAAACCAGGTTGCAGCGATGCAGTTTGAAGAACCAACTGGAATAAGTGGTACTGGTTCGTATTTTATACGTGATGTTGGTGATACGATGCAAACTGTAGCTTTTATGTCTGATATTCCAACGGTAAACGACAGATATAAAGGAACGTATACTACTCTTGGTGCTTTAGAAACTGCGCATCCAACAGCTTCGGCTGGTGATTATGCAATTGTTGATGGTGGTATTGGTGTTGATGCTGTTCAATATATATGGGATGATGACGATAATAATTGGATTGCTGGTTCTTCTACCGGTCCAACAACTACTGATGCTCTAACCGAAGGAAGTAGTAATCTTTATTTTACGGGTTCCCGTGTTTTATCTACTATTTTATCTGGGATTTCTTTTGTAACCGGAACGGCTATAACTGCTGCTGATACTATTCTTGAGGCTCTAGGTAAACTTCAAAAGCAAATTACAGATTTATCTACAGGTAAACAAGATAAATTGACAGAAACAAACTACTCTGATGTTTCTACAATAGTAGGTTTTTCAGCCTACGACACAAAATTAATTATGATTCAAGATTTTCAGGATTTGATGATTATTAATTATCAAATAAGCGGAACATCAAATGCAACCAACTTCACTTTTACAATTCCTAATTCAGTTCCATTGCAACAATTTAGAAGTGCATATGTTAGAAATAATAGCTCGTTTGTTACGGGTCCAGCATTAATTCAAGCATCGGGAACTACAGTAACGATTTTTAACGGAACTACAACATTTACAGCATCAGGAACTAAATCAGCTTACGGTACAATAATATTATTTAAAGATTAAATACCATGAAAAAACTATTATTACTATTACTACCATTACTATCATTAGGACAAATCCAACAAACTTTTCAATGGACTGGTGATCCAAATCATTATCCATCTTTAAATTCATTCTTTACAACAAAAACTACATCACTCGATAAGGTTTTAGAAAATAGCGATTTCATTTCAAATATAATTACCAATTCAAATCCATACTCTTATAATTCAATTGATGGTGATGTGAAGATTGAAGATTCTCCGTTACCTGCCAATGTAAACAAAGCTAACGCACAACTTTTAAATCCACTTGTAACAGAATTTAGTTTCAAAAAAGGAGATATTGGAAGAACTTTTTTAGTCTTAGGGTATAATAGTTCTACTCAAATTTGCGTAGTGTTTTTAAGCTGGAACACGGGAACACTTTTTGGACGTGTTTGTAATTACAATCTAACCAATGCAAGTTCAACACAAATAGTCGCTTCTTCTATTTCAAATATGACCACAAACCAAATCGGTTCTATAAAAGTTGTTGGCGATGTGATTGAATTATATAAAGATGGCGTTTTAACTTCATCATTAAATTACAGTACACTTTTAACCGCTAATGCGTGGGTTCAAAATCGTTGTTTAGGATTTGGGTTTCACAGTTACGGCACAAGCGGAACGGCAACCGTTACCGATGCTAATTATATTTTGAGAGACGTTGCTTTAAAAGGCGAAACGGTTGTTGAACATATTTCAATTTTTCCAACTGTAAATAACGGTCAAATTTCTGCTAATGGAGTTTGGTCAAGTTTGCAAACTTTTAGATATGAAAATCAATCTTTATTTGGAAAAGATGTTGTTTGGGTTGGTGATTCAAACTCTGATATTAACGGAAACTACGGTGGTACATTACCCGCTGAAAAATGCCCAAATGTTTTAAAGGAGTTACACCAACTAAAATTAAATAATAAGTCGTTAGGTGGTCGCTCTGTAATGGAGTTAGCGCACGATTTAACAACACTTAATTCACTTGATGAAAATGGTACTCCCGATGTTATTTTGCTTGATTTAGGCACTAATGACTTTGCAGCCGACAACGTGCCTTTGGGAGTTTCTACTGATGCAGAAAAAACTACATTTTGGGGTGCGTGTCGATTTGTTTTGAATCATTTAAAAACAAGATACCCTAATTCAGTTATAATTTACATAACACCGCCACATATTGGTTCGACATTGTACGTAAACGATGCGACAATGACAAGAATTGGTTCAGGTGTAAAATTTGACGATTATCTAATTGCTCCAAGAACTATTTGTAAAGAATTAGGAATTGACGTTATTGATGTTTTCAAATACTGCAAAGAAATAAATTACCAATCCATAATGCAAGACAACAATCTTTCAACCGATAAAGTTCACGGTAATGCTTTATGGAATCAATTAAAAGCATTATACATTGAGAGACAATTAAGACGTATTTTACAATTTTAAAAAATAAACACAATGACAAGTTTAATTTTAGGCAGACCAGCCACACCAGAGGAGCAAAAAGTAATCGACGAGGCTAACGCTTTGCTCGGAACTGTTCACTTAGAACTTATCGGAACACGTCCGAAGGATAGATAATGAAACCCATCTATCAAAATGCAATATTATACGTGGCTATTCTGATTAGTTTAGCTACGTATATGTTTTGGGATTTAATGCCTGAAAATAGTTTCTACGTGGGTAACGCATTATTTATTTTTCTATTATCTGCATATATTTTTATTTTGAGGAAAAACTTTGGAACTTTTTTCTTAATTTCGGTGTCAGCTAACAACCTACTCGACGAGTTGTTTTTTGACCCTACAAAAATCGGGTATAGTGAATTAATTTTGATAATCGTAATACCTATAATTTATGCAATTTATGAGCGACGAAAAAAACGAAATTTATAATTTCACAGTCAAAGCCTTAGTACCCGCATTAATTGCTATATCAGTAGGTTTAGCGGTTAAAGCCAAAACACAAAAATTGACAATGAAAAGAGTTTTGATTTCTTATATTGCTGGTATCGGCGCAAGCTACTTCATTTATCCGTTCGTGTCTTCGGAAAATTTCGGAAATTATACGGGCGCGATAATCGGTATTGTTGCTATTACGTCTGAAAAAATAATGGAGTTTTTACTCTTTAAATTTAACGTCGATTTTTTCCTTAGTGGATTAGTCGACGCGTTTCGAGGTTTTTTAATTAACTTAATAAGCGGTAAAAAATAATGAATATCTCAAAATACATCACACTGGCAGAGGCGACTACTTCGCAAACTGCTGTAAGAAAAAAAATACCTAACGTGCCAAACGCTCAGCAAATAGAGAATATGAAAACCGTTGGTACTTTGGTTTTTGATAAAGTTCGTGAGCATTTTGGTAAACCTATTCGAGTGAGTTCGTTTTTTCGTTCGTTGCGTTTGAATAACGCAGTTGGAGGAGCGTCGAAATCTCAGCACGTCGAAGGTAAAGCAATCGATATGCAAGGAACTAACGGACTGACAAACGCCGAAATATTTCATTACATAAAAAATAATTTGGATTTCGACCAACTTATTTGGGAGTTTGGAAACGATACGGAACCAGCATGGGTTCACGTATCTTACAATCGTGGGAAAAATAGAAAACAAATTTTATACGTTGGGATATGAAAAACAGAATATTCAAAGGATTAGTGAAGGTGTATTTTTGGTGTGGCGTTAATGTCGTTGGTTTACCGATTGTGCACATTCACGAACTGGCGTTATACAAACAACAAAAAACTATATTCAGATGAAACCAAAAATAGCTATTATATTCATCGCTGTAATTATTTTTTTATTTAATTCGTGCGCCTCCATAACCAAAAATAAAGAGCAAATTAAATCTGAGGCTACAAGCGACGAAAACGCATCAAGCCTAACGGTAACAACTGAAAAAGAAAGCGGATTAATTTACAAGCCATTTAATCCTACTATGCCAATGTTAATTGGAAAAGATACGGTATATAATACCATAGTTGAAAAGTATTATAAAGACCGAATTCAAGTTGTTCACGATACTGTTGTCAAAAAAGACACTCAGGTTATACAGATAGATTCTAAGGAAAAAAAATCCGATTACTCTCAATTTATGTTGTACGGTTTTGGATTTTTATTGATTTTAATTTTAATCGGAATGTTTTGGATCGCGAAGCAGTTACCCATCAGACGATTACCAGCTTGATTTTTAATTGCAAAATAACAACCTAATGGCACTACCAAAACCCGAACTTATAAACCGAGACCCAGAGCAGATACTATCAGAAATGATAGCGGATTATCAGACGTGTACTGGACGAACACTCGAACCAGCACAAGCCGAAATGCTTCTTATCAATGCGTTTGCATATCGTGAATCGCTTATACGGAATCAGATTCAGGATGCTGGACTTCAATGCTTAGTAGAATACGCTCGTTTCCCGATGTTGGATTTCCTAGGACAACTTGTAGGTGTTACGCGCTTACCTTCGCAGTCTGCGCAAACTACACTCGCACTCACGCTCGTAACGGGTCACGGTGACGTAGTTATTCCAACTGGTTTACGTGTTCAGTCTACGGACGGGCGCGCTACTTTTGAGCTTATTCAGGATTACACTGTTTTGTCTGCAGTCGACACCGTATCGGTTACGGCTATTGCTCAGCAAAATGGAACGTCATTCAACGATTACGCTATCGGAACTATTACCGAAATTTTAGACCCACAAGCGTATTTAGCCACTGCATCAAACACAACCGTTTCAGAAGGCGGAACAGACGAGGAAACCGACGACCAACTTCGAGAGCGTATCAAACTCGCTCCGAATAGTTTCTCAACTGCTGGACCATACAAAGCCTATGAGTTTTGGGCAAAATCTGCATCGCCGTTAATTATCGACGTTGAGGTTACAAATCCAACACCAGGAACTGTCGAAGTATTTCCACTTGTGGAAGGCTTATCGACTACTCCTAGCGAGATATTAGACGCAGTTGAGGTAATACTGAATGACGAGCGAATTCGTCCTTTGAGCGATACGGTAGTCGTAACATCGCCTACTGCTGTAGATACCGATATAGTGGTTAACTTGGTGTTGTACGATGGAGCGGTTCAGATTGACATCGTTCCGGTTGTTCAGGCTAATTTGGAGGCGTTTCGCGATGGTCGACGTAAATTACTCGGTCAAGACGTAATTATCGACCAAATCAAAGCCGTTTGTATGATTGACGGAGTTTATAAAGCTAACATCGCTACACCTTCGGCTGATTTAATTATTGATCAGACGGAGTTTGCAAATATCGGAACAATAACGGTTAACGTAACTGGAACTAACGAGGGTTAATTATGAGCCAAAACCAAAATAACATACTCGCTGATTCAATTGCTGGTATTCCTCATTTAGCAGCATTCGACGCTATGGCATCGGCTCGTATGAACGCCGTAGAAATCGAAAATATGTTGGTGTATATCATTGACACCGTTTCAGCCTCTGCGCTTCCAGTATTAGCTCGTCAGTTCGACATCGAAGGTTTTAGAGGTTACGGACTTGCTACGACCGATGCGCAACGTCGAGCTGTAATCAAACAAGCAATCGAACTAAAGCGTTACATGGGTACAGTTTGGGCAATACGTCAGGCGATGCTTGCCGTTGGTTACGAAGGAGCAACGCTAGTCGAGGGAATCGACACGGGAGACCCAGCAACCGATTGGGCACGTTTCTCTATTGAATCAGTAATCGGAGATACGGTCGGAGTAGATGGAGCATCACAGACGGAACTCGCAAAATTAATCCGTGAATATAAACCCGCTCGCTCTTGGCTTCAAGGTATATCCTACGTTTTATCGATTTCCGATACTCTAGGAACACTCAACGACGAATTAAATATTACGTATGAGGTTCCAGATTTATCAGAGGACTTAGGATATTTTGCTAGATTTGCAGACGGAACCTATTTAGCCGATGGGTCAATAACAGCTATCGAATCGCTCGACAGCTTAGTCATAAACATTGTAAACGTTTAAAAAATGAATGATAGAATCAATAATTTAAAAGGTCAGTTTGCGCTTGAAATAGTATGCGCTCATACTGGACAAATAATAGAGCGATACGTCGACAACAATCTAGTAGTTAACAGTGGACGTACTGCTGTTATGTTATTGCTTGGAGCTGGAAATACCGACAAGCAACTAACTCAGTTGTCGGTTGGGACAAACGGAACAGCTCCAACTGGAGCAGATACTGCAATTACTGGAGCGTTTACTAAATCTCTAGGAGCAGTAACATATCCGACAATTTCATCGGTCAGTTTTGCTTGGACAATAGGCTCGACTGAGGCTAACGGAATTGGAATACGTGAATTTGGTTTGTTGTGCGACGACGATACGTTATTCGCTCGTAAAACCCGTGAATTAATCAATAAAAACTCCGACATCATTCTCAATGGTAGCTGGACAATATCATTTTAATTATGGCAAATATAGCAGAAGTATCAGTATTTACTCCCGATGTATATCAGATAGAAATCACCGATCCGTTAGAAGGTGGGGCTGGAGGAGTAATGAATTTTCAAGCGCAATCACTTGCGAATAGAACGCTGTGGCTTAAGGACGAAAACACCCTACGAGATAGCGAAATTACTGCTCTCGAAATTTTGGCGAATAAATATTTTCCAAAAAAACGAGGCACAATAAACAACTTAAATCCTGGTGAATCATCAGGCACAAAAGCGACGACTGGAGATATGACTAACTGTGCTGTTTCGTCGTCAGAATCAGGTACTGATTTCGTTTCTACTACCTATTTAGTCACTATGACTGCTGGACTAGCAAATGTGAATTATAAAGTAAATATTACTTTGCAAAATACTGGAGTTATGACTACGGCTAATGATTGTTTAACTCCAGTATTTGAACCAATAAGCGCAACGCAATTCAGAGTTAGTTTACAAGCTCAGGTAGGAGCTGCTCGTTCAATTAAAATGCACTTTGATGTTATAAGTTTAGACTAAAAATAAAGCCTTTCCCCCGAAGGTGCACACGTTCATATTTATTGATTTAATTTTGTTTGATACCCGTTAGAAATAGCGGGTATTTTTTTTGTATAAAACAGAAAACACGCCCGAAAGCGTGTTTAATGATTAACCAACCAAATATAATACCATGAAAGTGCTGTAAATTTAATTAATTAATTTAAAATATCAATTATTATTATCAAAATATTTAAAAATCGTCAAAATCAGCTGGAACTACTGGAGCTGGAGGAGCTATCGGCTCTGTTACGATTATTTCGTCGACCACATTGATTTCGTTTACTGATACAGAAACAACCGGAAGCACTTCGTTTGCCTGCTCCGCTTCAATTATAGCGTTTATCTCCTTAACTATTGACGGTTTTTTAGCCAGCACTTCGTCGGGTTGAATTTCCAGTACGTCCTTGCGGTTTAAATCAGAACCAAACAAAGTTCCGAAGTGATCACACGCATCTTTGATAGCTACGGTTTTCGCAATTGGGAACGCCATCTGTAAAGCTCCTGAATTGATGTTAGCTAAATCAGCTGCAGAACTCCCTTTTTTTACTTGCAATTCCTTTGCTCCGATTCCGTCGTGATAATCCATTTCTCCAGTTATCGGATGCAGATACCATACGCGAACAACCACATACACACCGTTGAACGCTACACCTTCGCGTATGACTTCGATTCGGTATTTTTTGAATATTTTTTTAAGTAAATACTCAATTTTGTCAATCGGCAAATATTTGTAATTCGCTATGTATGGATGTGTTTTTATCCATTCTGGTTTTGGCTGTTGATTTAATAAAGCGAGCAGTAAATCAGCTGATTTCATAAGCTCCACGTCGTCGTAAAGCTCAGATATGTGAGGTATTTTTGTTTCTGACATAATTAAAACAATTCAGGTGATGATGGAGCCGCTGGTGAAGCTGGAGCAGTCGGCGGTAATGTGGTCGACGAAATAATCGTAACAGAGCCGATAGCTCCTCCAGCTCCAGTAGTTCCAGCTGATTTTGACGATTTTTAAATATTTTGATAATAATAATTGAT